AACGCAATGGCCCTCTACGAAATAGAACTCGCCTGGGGCAACGGCATCATCGACCTCGGCAAAATCCGGGCCACCCTCACCGGCACCGAACCCTGCACCGACCAAGACCACGACACCCCGGAACTACTAGGGAAGAAAGCGTAAAATCAGGGACATGGGATCATGCGGCATCTGCGAAGCTGAAACACCCTCAACCATCACCCTCTGCCACAACCACACCACCCGCCTCGAACAACACCTCGCAGAAGTCGACTCCGTGTGGGACGACCTCCGCATCACCGTTGCCCGCCTGGACCACACCGGACCAACGGTAGGCGGCGGAACAAGCGGGCCCCGCGACCAGGTCAACTGGGACGCGTCCGAGAAAGCCACCCAACTAGCCCGGGTCCTCACCGGATGGGCCGAAGTCTACGGCCACCCCACACCCGACCCCATCAGGGCATCAAGGATCCTCTTCACCGGGCTACGGGACATCCGCAAACAAGACTGGGCGGCCGACCTCCTGGACGAACTCCAAGACGCCATGCGCGACGCACGCAACGCCATGGACAGGCCACAAGCCCGCGTGTTCGCCGGGATGTGCCCCACCAGCCACGAAGGGAAAGTCTGCGGCACCCCACTGTACGCACGGCAAGGCTCCCTCGCCGTGAACTGCCGAACCTGCGGAGCGCAATGGGACGTCACCGACTGGCGGGCACGGGCGCTCATCGCAGCCGGCCTCCACCACGGCACACCCGCAGAAGTGTCACGCATGCTCACCGACCCCATCACCGGCGACGCGCTCCCCTCCGGGACCATCCGGCAATGGATCAACCGGGGCAAGCTCACCCCTATCGCACACAACACCAAAGGAAAACCCCTCTACCAGGTGAGGAAGGTCCGCAACCTCTGGACCCGGTCGCTCGAAGCGAGACACGCCCGGATCGCCGCATAGGGAAAACAAGGGACAACAAGGGAACTTGTAACGTATAATTTCATTAGATTGCGACTATTGGCTCTGAGACCAGCCAAGACACCGCATGACCGGTGCCCCCCGGACCGGGAACCCATAACTGAATAGCTGGCGGACACATGACGCCAGACGAGGCCCGGACCAACCGCCCCCACGCGGTCCGGGCCTCACCCATAAGCGAGACGAGGGCCGTGTGTGAGCGAGGAAGCACACTGGACCCCCGGGCACCGCTGAGCAGGGGCGGACTCGGGACCTGCACCAAAGCGCCCGTCCCGGAGGCGTTCCCAAGTATCCGGAGCATTGCGCGGTAGAGCAGTGGTAGCTCGCCGGTTTCATACGCCAGGAGGTCGCCGGTTCGAATCCGGCCCGCGCAACTGATCCACCCACCCAAAAGGGGGAGGCAACCGTGCGTTTCTACAACGGCGAAGACGACTACTGATGGACGGGCAACGATGCGACCGGCACCCATCAGCGAAAGCCAAAGCAAGGGTACTGTTCCCCAACCTCGGCACACTGTACCTATGCGGGCACTGCGCCAATGCCTTCGAGGACAAGTACAACGCACCCTTCCACATCACCTATGAGACAGTCACCGTCTGATGGGTACGAAAACCAACTGAGGCGGTGAGCGCATTGTGCCTGCAAGCAAATACACCGAAGCACAACGCGCCGAAGCACTCGACCTATACAAAACAGACGGCCCAACCGCAGTAGAAAAGCAACTCGGCATCCCCAAGAACACCGTCATGACCTGGGCCAAGAAGGCAGGTGTTCGTACGGTACGAACCGAGAACACGCGTAAAGCGGTTGAGGCGAAGATCGCGGACGGGAAGCTTCGACGCCAGGGCATCATGCACCGGCTGTATGGGCAGGCTGAGAAGATCCTCGACGATTTGGAGGCCCCGAGCTTCACGACCGTGCTCAAGGGCGAGTACGGGCGTGAGGGTGAGGAGACTCTGACGTTCGTCCCGCCGAATGACCGGAAGACGCTCCTGCAGGCTGTGGGTACGGCGATGAGCACGACCGTGAATCTGGAGAAGCTGGACACCGATCATGGTGTTGAGGCTGGCCGGAACATGCTTAGCGCCTTGGCTGAGGCGTTTGGGGTGACCGATGCTTGACCTTGCCGTGATGTCACCCAAGCAGCTCGACAGCGTGAAAGAGTCAACGGCACGTATCAACATCTGGGAGGGGTCGGTCCGTTCCGGGAAGACCATCGCGTCCCTGTTGCGGTGGCTGATGTACGTGGCGACCTCCAGTGTGCGTGGTGAGCTGGTGGTGGTCTCTCGGACGAGGGACAGTGCGGCACGTAACGTGTTCGCCCCACTGATGGACCCGACGATCTTCGGCCCGATCGCGTTCCTGGTCTCGTACACGTCCGGCGCACCAACCGCGACCGTGCTGGGCCGCACGGTGTGGGTGCTCGGCTCCTCGGATGTGAAATCGGAGAAGATCCTGCGAGGCCTGACCTGCGCCGGCGCGTACGTGGACGAGGTCACCCTGTTGAAGGAAGACTTCTTCACCCAGCTCCTGAACCGGTTGTGGGAGGGCGCGAAACTCTTCGGGACCACGAACCCTGACAACCCCGCGCACTGGCTCAAGCGCCGCTTCCTTGACCGGCTCTACCAGCTCCCGGACTGGGCGACGTGGAAGTTCGTCCTGAACGACAACCCGATGCTGTCCGAGGAACGCAAAGCCGCGATCCGGCGCGAGAACACCGGCCTGTTCTACCGCCGTAACGTCCTCGGTGAGTGGGTGGCCGCTGAGGGTGCGGTCTTTGACCAGTGGGACCCGGCCAAACACGTCATCCCGCATGACGAGTTGCCGCCGATGCGGACCCTGCTCGGGACGGGCATCGACTACGGCACGACGAACGCGACCGCCGCGGAACTTCTCGGCCTCGGCATGGACAACCGCCTGTACTTCATCGATGAGTGGGAGTACGACCCGTCCACCGCACAGATACGCAAAACCGACGCCGACCTCTCCGCCGGTATCCGGGCGTGGATGGCCACGGCACAACGCGAGGCTGGGCTCCGCTCCGAGTGGACGCTCGTGGACCCGGCCGCCGCGTCGTTCAAGGTGCAGCTGGTCGCGGACGGGGTGGACAACGTGATCAACGCGGACAACAACGTCACCTACGGTATCCGCACCATGTCCTCACTGCTCGGCGCAGGGAAGCTGCTGGTGTCCGACCGCTGCCAGGGGTTCATCAAGGAAGTGCCGGGGTATTCGTGGGATCCGAAGGCGACGGAGAAGGGCGAGGACAAGCCGCTCAAGGTCGCGGATCACCGGTTGGATGGTGGCCGGTACGCGATCGCGACGACGGAAACGAACTGGCGCCACTACGTGGACCTCGCCGCCTAGGAGACCAGCCATGGACCAAGTCAGCTACCTGCTGTTCATCCCCGGCATGTGGTTGGGCCGACGGGCACGAGAAACCAAACGAACTTAGGAGGCCATCTTGGCACTGCCAGACAACGGCATCGCATGGCCACCCAAGGAACTCGAACACGTCCGCAACAAATACCGCGAATACTCCTCCTGGTACGCCAACGACACCGCCGCCCTAGGAGACATGTACGCCAAAGGCGCGAACCAGCGCGGCCTCCTCGCCCGGATCCGCACATGGTTCCTCGGCAACAAGGAGGGCGTGCAAGCCGAGAAGAACACCATCCATGTGTCCTTGGCCCAGGAGATCTGCCGGACGGCCGCGAACCTGCTCTACTCCGAACCGGCGAAGGCCGTCGTTGTCCCGCCCACAGAGGGCGCGAACGTGGAGAAGGTGCAGGAACGCCTCGATGTGATCGCCGGCCCCGAGTTCGAACAACTGTCCATCAGCGCCGCGGAGATCAGTGCCGCTTTGGGTGGGGTGTACAAGCGGGCCACTTGGGACGGCGCCGTGGACCACGTGTTCATCACGAAGGTCGACGCGGATATGGCGTGGCCGGAGTTCCGATGGGGTCGGCTGGTCGCGGTGACGTTCTGGCGGACAGTGGACACCGTGAACCAGACGGTGTGGCGGCACCTTGAACGCCACGAGCTCGACGCCCAGGGAGTGGGCGTCATCATCCATGGCATCTACAGGGGGACACCGGACAACCTCGGCGTAGCGATGGGCTTCGCAGATCACCCCTCGATGGCGTGGCTGACCACACCGGAGATGCTCGAGCAACTGATCGACGGGAACACCCTCTCAACCCGCACCCCGAAACTGGGTGTGGTGTACGCGCCGAACATCCTGCCCTCAGCGCTGTGGAGGAACGACCCGGTGGGGGCAAACCTCGGCCGCTCCGATCTTGAGGGGATCGAGCAGAAACTCGACGCCCTCGACGAGCTGTACTCGTCCTGGCTGCGGGATATCCGGCTTGGCAAGGGCCGCCTGATCGTCCCGGAGGCATTCCTGCGGGATCTCGGAGCTGGCGTGGGTGCTGGGTTCGACATGGACCAGACAATGTTCACCCCGGTCAAAGCCGCGCCGTCCTCGGCGTCCTCGGAGAAGCTGGCCATTGAGAAGGTCCAGTTCGAGATCCGCACCGAGGACTTCCTGAAGGCCATCGATCACTTCCGCAGGGTCATCCTCGCCGCCGCCGGGTACTCGCCTTCCTCCTTCGGGTTGCAGGATGATGGCACGGCGATGACCGCCACGGAGGTCGCCGCACGCCAGTCGCTGTCCTTCACGACACGGAAGCGGAAGATTCTGGGCGTGAAGGCCGCTGACGAGGCGATCCTCACTAAGGCCCTCGCGATGGACGCCGTGCTCTACCCGAGTGGTGGTGCGCAGCCGCTCGAGGTGTCTGTGGAGTTCCCGGATGGGGTCCAGGATGACCCGAAGGCCGTCGCTGAGCAGAACCAAATGGACTTCAACTCGCAGTCCGCGTCGATCGAGGAACGGGTCCGGAAACGGAACCCGGACTGGGACGACGACTTGGTCGATGAGGAAGTGGCCCGCATCAAGGAAGAGACCGGAGTTGGTGAGCCGTTGCAGGACCCCGAACAGTTCGGTGTTGATGGTGAGGGTTTGAACCTTGATCCTTCCTTGACCCCGACAGAGTAGGATTCCCGCCATGACCGACGAAGCCTTCGAGGCTGCTCGCCAAACGATCCTCATCGAATCATATTGGCGGCTACTTCGGGAGGGTGGCCCTCTTGTTCTCTTGGCTGGCCTGATCGGCTGGTACGGCGGCTACTGCAACAAGCGGAGGTGCTGACCCATGGCTGAACGTGACGACCTTGCACGCTTCATAGTGGACAACCTAGATAACGAAGCGTCAGATGCTCAGGGTGGATATATCCGCGACACCTGGGGTCCGGACAGGGACGAAGTTCGCCTCGATATGGTCGTCATTGACGGCGAGTGGGACGTCTTAGCCTTGGCTCACAAGCTGATAGCGGCAGGGTGGACTCGTGGCGATCCGGCCTGATGATGCAGCGAACCTCGCCAAGGGTGTGCGGGAGCTTTTCAGCGAGGCTGAGACGCTCCTGCTGCAACGCCTCGCCCGTTCCCTCGCTGAGGGGAAGGACGCGCCGGACTGGGTGGAGCGGAAGCTGCTGAACATCCAAGCCGTCAGGATGCAGGCCGACCGGGTCCTCGCAGACCTCGCCAAGGGCGTCCCCGGCGCTGTCGAGGAAGCCGTGGGGTTGGCCTACAACCGGGGCATCGCAACAGCCGGGACCGAGTTGACGGAAGCGGGGCTGGTGCATGGTGCCTTTGGTGAGGTTCAACCCACATCCGCTGTTTCCGCGATCGTCAGTGACACCCTGGCGAGGACGCAGCCGATGGTGTTCCAGATCCGCCGCGCCGTCGTGGACATCTACCAGCAAGTTCTCACCCAAGTCACGGCCCAGACAACGCTCGGCACTGTAACCCGCCACGAAGCATCCCGGCTGGTGTTGCAGCGCCTAGCGAGAAACGGTGTGACCGGGTTCCGGGACACGTCCGGCCGGCAGTGGAACATGGCCTCCTACGCTGAGATGGCCACGAGGACGTCCACCGCTCAGGCGATGCTGCAGGGCCACACGGACCGGGTGCAGGAGCTCGGCGTGGACACCGTGATCGTGTCCAACGCCCCGGAAGAGTGCGACATCTGCAGACCCTTCGAGGGCAAGGTGCTCTCACTGTCCGGGCGCACCCGTGGCAGGTTGAAGGACGGGAAGACCGTTGTCGCGTCCTTGGCGGAGGCGAAGGGCAGAGGTTTGTATCATCCGAACTGCCGCCACTCGCACTCGATCTACCTGCCCGGGATCACGAAAGGACCCGGACGGGACACGGCGGACCCCAAGGGTGACGCGCTCAGGCAGATCCAGCGAGCCTACGAGCGCAGGATCCGGGAGTTGAAGCGGGCTGATGCGATCGCGCAGGAGTTCGGCGGCACACAAGCCACACAGGCAAGGGCGAAGCTTCGCGCCAAGCAGGCAGAGTTCAAAGCCTGGCGCGAAGACAACGACCGCAAGGACCTCGGATATCGGACATCATTGAAGGCACGTTGAAAACTACGGAAAGAAGTCATGAAGCTACTCGCTAAAGCACTGCTGGTCATTGCTGTTGTCCTCTTCTTGGCGGCCATCTGGATTCCCGGAAGCTGGTGGCAAATGCTCTTGACCGGCCTGCTTGCCATGTTCGTCGCCGCTGCCATTCTTGGGCAGAAGTCCAAAGTGTAGGGACACGCCCCGCCTTCACATAAACCAAATACCCAGATCACAAGCCACTCCACACGGGGTGGCTTTTCTTATGCCACCTTGGAGGGCACCTTGAAGAAGAACCGCACAATCCACGGCATCGACCCGTACGCGCCCGGAGGTATCGAGGCGCTGCTCGCCCATCATCGCCTGACGTTCGGGGATGCCGTGATGCAGGACGCCCCACCGGCTTCGGATACTCCGCCTGCAGGCGACACTCCACCAGCCGGTGACACAACACCCCCTGCAGGGGATACGCCGCCGGCGGGAGACACACCTCCGGCCGGCGACGATAAGGGCAATGTCTGGGATGACCCGGTCAAGGCTAAGGCCGAGATCGAACGTCTCCGGGCGGAGAACGGCAAGGACCGCACCACGGCCAAGACCAAGGCCGCGGAAGACGCCCGCAATGAGCTCACCCAGTCCATCGGCAAGGCCCTCGGGCTGATCAAGGACGGCGAAGAGAAGCCGGACCCGGCGAAGCTCACCCAGACCATCACCGAACAGGCTTCCGAGAACAAGACACTCAAAGCCGAACTGGCTGTCTTCAAGGAAGCCGCCAAACAGGGCGCAGACGCTGCAGCCCTCCTCGACTCCCGCGCCTTCCTGGCGAAGATCGTGGACCTCGACCCGACCAAGACCGCCGACGTGCAAAAGGCGATCAAGGACGCGGTCACCGACAACCCCAAGTTCAAACTGGTCCAGGTGGCCGGGGCGAGCGGCGCAGACTTCTCCGGCGGGTCCGGCGAGAGCGCAAAGAAACCCACCTCTCTCGAAGACGCCATCGCCAAGAAGATGGCCAGCTAGCTTAGGAGCATGCAATGCCCGTAACCCTCGCCCAGGCGAAACTCAACGTAACGGACGACGTCGACATCCAGATCATCGACGAGTTCCAGAAGTCCAACGACATCATGAACCGCCTCACGTTCGACGATGTCGTGTCCCCGGCAGGTGGCGGCGCGACCCTCACCTACACGTACACCCGTCAGCTGACCCAGCGTGGCGCAGCGTTCCGTGCGATCAACTCGGAGTACACCCCGACTGAAGCCACGAAGGTCCGCGCCTCCGTGGACCTCAAGCCGCTCGGTGGGTCCTTCCAAATCGACCGCGTCCTGGACGGTATCGGGCAGGCCCGTGAGACCGCGTTCCAGATGCGCGAGCTCCTGAAGGGCACCTCCGCGAAGTTCAACGACGCAGTGTTCAACGGCGACACCGCCGTCGACGCCAACGGTTTCGACGGGCTGTCCAAGATCCTCACCGGATCCACCACCGAGTACCTTCCCCTGGCCAACGGCACCTCCACCGGTTACCGGGACTGGACCACGGTGGACACCAAGGCCGAGGCCATCGCGGAAATCGAGCAGATCGACGCGTGGCTGTCCCTGCTGGACTCCCAGCCGGACGCCATCTACGGCCCCAAGAAGGTCCTGTCGATGTTCAAGCGGCTGGCCATGTGGGCTGACCAGTACGAGAAGACCACGGACGCTTTCGGGCGCACCGTTGGCTCGTACAACGGCATCCCGCTGATCGACCCGGGCACCAAGGACGGCTCCAACACGGACGTCCTCGCGCTGGCGTCCCGTGACGCTGACGGCGGCGGCGCCGGCGGTTCCATCACAAACCTTGGCGACCTGTACGCGGTCCGCTTCGGCCTGGACGGGTTCCACGCCGTGTCCACCACGGGGCAGCTGGTGCGTAACTGGATGCCGGACTTCTCTTCGGCCGGTGCTGTGAAGACCGGTGAGGCTGAGCTTGGCCC